TGGAGCTGTAGCTGCCCATGCTGCTTATAACGGGTCTGGTACCCAGGGTCTTGCTGTAACCAACAAGATCCAAGACGAAGATGGAGACGTTATGTCGGTCTTCTGGAACAAGAATGATACTACTCGCCAGCTACTTTATGGTTCGTCTGTAATTGAGATTCCATCTAGCGGCGCCCAAACTTTAAATTTTGGTCAATCAAGACTTTTTACAGTAAACAGCGACATTGATTGTCTTGGTGATATGTACTTACAAGTAGAAGCTAAGTTTCCAAACTACGCGACATCTTCGGCTGCGTCAGGGTTCGGTAAAAGTAGTATGACTGCCACCCTCGCCACTGCTCCATTTGCTTTACAGAGTATAATTGACCGTGTTGAAATTCAGGTTGGGACTCAAATTTGGCAAACTCTTGAAAAAGAAGACATAAGAGTAGTAAACTCTACAGAGATGACTCCCGATGCGTTTGCAGAGACTGCTAAGTTGTCTTCCGCTGCCTCCTTCTCCGCGTCCACAAAGGCTTGGATCGTGTTACCCTCTTTAACAAAAACTCTAGGGCCGCGCCTTGGAAATTTTTCAAATCAAACAGAAGATGGATACCCAATGGCCGCCGCCCCACACCAGTCTGTAAAAGTAAAAGTTACATTCGTAGAAACCCCTCCTAAGACCTTGACCTTTAGGGGTTATAAGACTGCGGTTGAAACCGACAAGACATACCCTGTTGTTATACAAGAGCATGTTCCATTTACTGCTACATTAGATTTGAGCGGCGGCAGCGGCACCTTCGATGCCTCCACCACAAATGGAACGCTTACTACAGCGCTGCAGGCGAGCGGTGCTGCTACTATCACCTCGTGCCTTCTTTTTGCTAAACAGCAAATTATGTGCAACGAAGAACGTGAACAAATTAAGGCCATGCCTATGGGTCTACCAAAGAGACTTAAGATGACTCAAAATTCTTACACATCTGATTTGGGATCAGGGGCTACAAAAACTATTGAACTTGACCACTTTTCGTTATATACATCGCACCTTATAATTGCAGGTGATGCTGGATTAGATTCGTCGGGTGATCCTATTAAATTAAAAACAGCGGAACTTAAACTAAATTCCAGCTCTTATTCCGGTCAGTTACCCGGTGTTTTACTAGAGTCTTGTACAGCCGACTCTCTTGGCGTATACGCGAATAAATACATTTATGGCGACAATGCGACCAGCTCCACCGCAGACTTCACAGCCACGATCTCGGCGTCGGCCTTCAACCCGCAGCATCAAGGAATGGCGACCCTCACCGCCACCGGCGCGGCAGCAACAACAGGTGGAAATTTTACACCTGGTAAGACATACACTATTACATTTGGGGAGCTTGGGACGGTAGGTACGGCGCCCGTAGCCACAGTCACTGCCAGTTCGAGTGGTAACTTCTCGGGGCAGACAGTGACTATCTCGACCGCTGGTACCTTTTCCCAGTCCACCGCCGCCACTATTACCGCTACGGTTACCGACACAGTTGCGGTAATCTCAGTAAAAGAATTTGGAATGGGTACTTATATATTCCCGCTCGCGGCTACTGCATTCTCGGGCTCATGTGTTCCTTTAAATCGTTTTGATAGCATTCGTTTAACTTTAACATTTACATCGGGCCCTTCCGCGGGTTCGGATACATTCGTAAACGTAACATGTGTAGGCGAGACAACTGCACTCTTCAAGGGCGGCGCGGCTTCTCTTGCTATGTACTAAATCTAACTGTAAATGTAAATAAAAATGTAAATATAAATGGATACACTGTATGTTTATTTAAATTTAAATAAATAATACAATGTATTAAAATGGGTTTAAACAATTTAAAAAAAAAATAAATATATAATAATATTAATAAATGTCAGGCTCAATTGCAGCAGTAGCAGCTTACAACGGAAGTGGTACTCAAGGATATGGTACTACTGACGAATACGTACCTGGGGTAAAATCTGTTTTTTGGAACGAAAAAGACACTGATAAATACTATGTAAACGGTTCCGCCGTATCAGAAGTCCCTGCTAATAAAAATACAATCAAATCTGCAGAAACAATTGTATTTACTCTTGACAATGACTCGGACGCAGTTAGTGATCTAAAATTATTAGTAAGTACTGACAGTTCCTTCAATCCCGAGACGGACACTCCTAGGTGGATATTGGCTGGTTTAATAGATCGAGTTGAAATATGTGTAGGAAATCAAGTTATATCTACAATTAGTACAACGGGATTAATTAAAAATTTTTTGGATAGTAGCGAAATGGATATGTTCTACAAACGTCGTCCAATTGTTAATTACCAGTTCGTCCAAAACTATGCAGTCGCCGGCGTATTTTCAACGGTTTTTAATTTAGATATATTTGGAAACAGTAATAATAACTTAAATGAGTCATATCTTATGGCGTGTGCAAATAATCAAACTTTACAAGTTAAAGTTTACCCCGCTGCATATTCTTTTGCCAAGGATGACTTCAATAATTATATTGCGAGCGATGTTCTCACCGATCATTCTGCTGAATACACTTTTAGACTATTTTGTAATAAGAGTACAATGACTAACGCTGAAAGAGATTTTCTTAGAAAACAAGTAATTCCCAAAAGAACTAATATAACTCAATTTTCGTCTAGAACGAGCGTCGCGTCGAAGGCCGATCTTGCATCTACAAAAAGCGTAACAATAAACTGCGACAATTTTAATATATACGCCGACGCTTTATATGTATTAGCACCTCAAAAGACTCAGATCCAACGTTATGGTCTTGAAATTGAAGTTTATTTAAATTCTACTTCTTATTCAGGTATTATTCCACCAGAAATAGTCAATATTACATCGAAAGCAGGCTTCTTGGATGCGGCAGCCGATAATTTTTTATATTATAAGATAAGTTTGGCAAATCTTGGTATTACTGATCAAGATTATGTTCCATTGAGTAGATACGATTCTATCCGTGTAGTTATATCGCCGGTAGATCAAACTGGTGCCAATGTAGCTTTTAATGACGGCGGCTCGCAAACTATAGACCCTGCGTTTTATAATCTCCTTGGTGTTATAGCAACAGGCAAATGTACAGGATTATACCAAAATGGAGCTGTTACATTCAATAATTACTGATTACACTGGATACATTACAGTACATTAGATACATTACAGTACATTATATACATTATATACATTATATACATTATATACATTATATACATTATATACATTATATCCATTATATACATTATATACATTTAATAAATTTCCACTTTAATTCTTTACAGATTCCTTTCCATATATTTTCTTGTTCGAATAATTTTTCACGACTCTTTAACAATGGAAAATAAATAAGATACTCATCTTTATTAAGCAATTGAAAAAATTTATATAAAGTATAAGAATAGCTTAAAAAGTTCTTTCTATTTTTAGGACAGTGCTTTTCAAACGGTTCTTGAATTTCATTAAACATATCAGTCAATTTAGATTCTAATTCTTGAGATATAATAAGTTGTTTATTTCCAGTAATTTTATGAATTATATTAGGAATGTGTTCATAGTATTTATTTAATTTTAATTTCTTAAGAAATTCTTTAATTTTATAATACGTAATAAGACTCTTGTCTGTTAGTCTTTCTTTTTTAATTTCGAGAATAAGTAATTGTATAACTTCTTCTGGAACAGTTGTGCCTTCCCGGCCTTGTATTTGGGTAATCCATTCTTTGAAGTGATTTGTTCTTTTGTAACTATAAGGCTTGGTGTATTCGTGGTTTTCTGCATGATTCCACTCTGGAAGATCTGATATATTAAAAATTTCTGTTAATCCACATGTGTAACAAATTAATTTTCCGGCGGCGGTATCACGAACGGTATCACCTCCGCATTCTTTGCAATTAAATGTATTTTTCCTTACTTGGACTATATTCTCTGCTTCGTCAGGAAAACACGTCGCCATATACATTTTATACACTTCTTCCTTGTTATTTTTTGAATCTAAAGAAATGTATTTGAATATTTCTCCATTATTGTTACATTCATTTGTATATTCTTCGATGTCTATGTTTTTAATAAAATCCATAGATTTAAATAAATAATCAGAAAGATCTCTTTCCGATTCTATGTCACGTATCCTGTCTTCTAGATCTTTAATTTTTTGATTTATTTTTTGTATGTCTTTGTTAGATTTATTAATACTTCTTGCCCTATGTAATAAATTTAACTCCGATTTATATTTACATAAATTTTTCTTTTCGTTGTCTATAGTTTCTAATGTTTGTTCATGTTTTGCTATTATAGACATTCTAGAGTCTGTGTGTGCGGTTTTTTTAGAAATCTTAAATGAAGACATTATAATTTATATATTTTATTCTTTTAAACACATTTTAATTAACGTATTTAATTTAAAAATATATATTATAATTAAAATGGTATGTTGATATCTTATTCAAACAGTTTCAATGTTAAGGCTTTAAAAAGGTTATGTAAAACAAAGGGGATAAAATTTATTAATGAATTAAAAAAGAACGAATTGTTAATCCTATTGAAACATTTTAACGCGGCCAGGGTTATTCAAAATAAATTAAGACAAAAAACAATTATTGACAATATTTGTCCTATATGTCATGAACCTCTAAAGTATCCTTTTATTTCCATAAAGGTGTATCGAAAGTTTTTTTATTATAATTTTTACATCTTTATCGAGTACCTTAATAAAACTCAAAACTTTAGAGATCCGTGTACGAGACAAATTATAGACGACACTAAATTAATAGAAATTAACAAAATGGTAAGATATTATTACGGTAAGACAACTAATAAAATACTTATTTCTAAGAGCATGATTAAAAATACCGATTTACATATTGTAACTTATTGTTTATATGATATAGTAAAAGAAATAGAAAACAGGGAATTGTCTATTGAAGAAACTTATCACAATATCTTACCTAGAATCATATATTATACTAATTATCTTATCAAAAATCATACAGAAGAAGATTCTGGTATAATTTTAAAAGCGTGCAAAGAGTCTATAACAAATAGCGTAATATTGGATTATATTAACTTAATGGAGATAGTGAACACCTGACCCGCTGTTAAATT